GAGCAGCTCCCGGTGTATGGACACTAGACCAAGTAGCGTATTGGCTGAAGCAGGGGCTGTGGCCGATTGCAGGAAATGCTACGCCGATTGGGTTGTTTGGTGGCGGATCAACAGGAACAGCAACAAATACAATAGATAAGATAGTTATTACTTCAGTTGGAAACGCCACAGATTATGGAGATTTGAATGGAGCTAGAGACAGATTAGCAAGTTGCTCCTCGTCCACTCGTGCGGTTTGGGGGGCAGGAATTAGTGGTGCCGGAACTAGACAAAACAATATGTCTTATTCTGCATTTGCAACGCTTGGAAACACTTCACTTTTTGGAAATTTAAGTCAATCAAAATACAGTTTAACTGCCGCATCGAATGCAATTAGGGGGGTGTTTGCTGGTGGTTTTACAACAGTTGTTTTAAACGTTATTGACTATATCACCATCCCATCCACAGGCAATGCAATTGATTTTGGGGATTTATTAGCTGCTAATTATGTTTTGGCGGGTGCGTCATCATCAACTAGGGCATTGTTTGCCGGCGGATACACCACGGTATTCACTAACGTTATTCAATACATTACGATTGCCTCGACCGGAAACGCAATTGATTTTGGTGATTTAGCGGTAAGTCCAAATAGTGCTACTGGCCAAGGTGTGGCGTCAGAAACCAGAGCCGTTTTTGCAAGTAGTGCTGCTGGTGGCGATAACACAATGCAGTATGTCACCATAGCTACCACAGGAAATTCAACTGATTTTGGTGACTTAATTGAGCCTGTAGAGGCTATGGCTGCCTGTGCGTCATCCACTCGTGGCGTATTCGCAGGGGGATATTCAGCAAACACTTCTGCTGTCACCAATGTAATTCAGTACATCACCATTGCATCTTTAGGTAACGCTACGGATTTTGGTGATTTGACGGTAGCTCGATCTGGACTTGCTGGATGTTCATCTGGGGCTGACGCAGTTCAATCCACGCCAACGAGTTCTGGAATGATGTTGCTATTTGGTGGAAACACAAGTGCAGGAGGCGCTCAGGCATCAATCCAATATATTAACATTGCGACAACTGGTAATTCCCCAATGTTTGGCCAGTGCTTGTTTGCAAGGGATCGGTCTGGAGGATTGGCATCAAGCACTCGCGGAGTGGTTGCAGGAGGAAACTCTCCCAACACCAATGTTATTGAGTACATAGAGTTTTCAACCTTTGGTTTGACCACAGACTTTGGCGACCTAACGACCATTACAAGCCAGAATGCAGGTTGTGGCTCATCTACCCGCGGTGTTTTTGCTGGCGGTCTTGCGGTAAGCAATGTAATCCAATATGTCACAATTGCAAGCGCCGGAAACGCTACGGACTTTGGTGATCTTACGGTTGCACGAACCGAGCTTGCATCGTGTTCATCACCTACAGTTGGGGTTTGGGGGGGTGGATTTACCACAGTTAGGGTCAACACAATTGACTATGTGACAATTGCTTCGACCGGCAATGCAACCGATTTTGGCGATCTTACGGCAAACACAAATGAACTTGCGGCCTGTTCATCTGCAACAAGAGGTCTGTTTGCTGGCGGATCAACAGGAACAGCACAAAACGTAATTAGTTACATAACCATTGCTTCTGCTAGCGACTCCACAGATTTTGGAGACTTAACGTTAGCAAGAAGGCAGGTAACCGGTTCCTCCTCATCAACAAGGGGGGTCTTTGCCGCAGGTCTTGGTCGCTCTAATGTCATTGACTATGTGACCATCGCATCGACCGGAGACGCTGTTGACTTTGGTGATATGGCAACGGAAACCACAGGCGTTGCAAGCTGTTCAAACGCTAATGGTGGTCTATAAAAATTCAAACTATAAAAGGAGATTTACATTGTCTAACGATCTAATCCTCAGCAATATGCAGTCTGCTCTAGTCGTCAAAAAACCAGAGTACAACCTGATGCTTAAAAACATTCAGGATCGGTTGCCTGCCGTTCAGCAGGACACTAGCAACTTCCATAAGTCCCATAGCCAGTTCATGCAGGTGACTTTGGATGTGACCGCTATCACCCCGATCCGTTCGATCAAGCACACCTTGGCTGAGATTGACCGTACCCGCTCCGCGCTTCAGGAAGCCTATATCAATATGCGTAAGAAGCAGGTTGAGCTGAAGAAGAAAAAGGACGCCTTGGAGAACCCCAAGGAACCCTTGGATGCGTTTGACAAAGAACTTCTTGAGATTGAGATTCTTGAGCTTGAGGGCCATCTAGAAGGCACCCAGAACCATGTCAACGGTGCGCTCCGTAAGATGAATTTCATGGTCAACCAGCACAAGCAACTGCTTGAAAAGGTCGGCAAGAATGAGATTACGGAAGAGGACTATGAGAAGGAAGAAGCCCGCTACCACATTATGACCTGTATGAAGCAGGCTTTAAATGCGGCTCGATCCCGTAACGGCATGATTGATGAGGGCAACCTGATCTATCTGTTCGATCTTGGCATCAATGCGGCCCAGGCACAGGCAGAGGTATTTGCCTACCTGAACATGGAGAATCAACTGATCTCCCAAGGGCAGGCGCCCACCCATGAGATGACCATGCGCTGGCTTGAGGCTTGCGCTGACAAGTGGGAAAAAGACCCTGAGCAGTTTGCTAAGCGTCGCGGATTCTCCATCTTTGATCGGTCAAGCCTGACCAACACGCCTCTCTTGGAGGAAGCTCCTCCGCCTGAGGAAAAGGCTGCCTGATGCACCTAGTCATCGGAACACCTGCTTATGGGGGTCAAATGTGTACTGAATACGTTCAGTCGCTACTAGCTCTCAAGGAGGCTTGCCTGCAATACGGCATCAGGATGACCTGTATTTTCCTTGGTAATGAGTCCCTGATTCAGCGCGGGCGCAACACTATCGCCCATCACTTCCTACAGATGGAAGACGCTACCCACCTGATGTTTATTGACGCCGATCAGAAGTTTGTGGCTAACGACATAGCCAAAATGATCAAGGCAGACAAGGGCATTATCGGCGGGGCGGTTCCTATGAAGGGAATCAATTGGAACAAGGTTCGTCAGGGAGCAGTACTGAACCATCCTGACCTAAGCCGCCTGACGGGGGTTTTTAACATCAACAAACTTGATGGCCATGAGATGACCAATCCCAATGAGCCGTTTCAGGTCAAGCACGTTGGTACCGGGTTTATGCTGATCCGCAGGGATGTCTTTGAAGACTTAAAGCCTCATGTCGGCTGGTATCAGAACGGCGGGGTCACAATCAATCCTGAAGACAAGGTTTATGACTTCTTCAAAGTTCAGAATGTTGACCACCATCTACTGTCTGAAGACTACAATTTTTGTCATATCTACCGTGAGCATGGTGGCACGGTATGGGTTGCTCCGTGGTGTGAGTTAGGTCACTTTGGGGCTTATCTATTTAACGGGCAGTACGCCCAGCAAGGAGCTTTAGATGGCACATCATTGCATTAAATATCGTTTAAACGCTGACGGCACAATCCCGTCATTCCTTTGTCTCCACCCTGAGGGTGTGGGTGGCGTGTTTGTGGTCGGTGACCCTGCTACCCCTACCCCCCGTGACATGGTCATGATTGGCCTGTCTGAGGACGACAACACGGGTGACGCTGATGTCATTGCAACCCAAGCAGACCTTCAAACATATCTGGCCAATGTTGGCGCTAACTGGACACAGCCTGATCCGGCCAAGCCTAACGACCTTACGGCAACCATTCCATTTAATCCTGCCGAAGCCGCAGCCTGGGTATGGGCTCGCAAGGACGCATTGAACGGGGTCTAAGTGAATGGAATGGCAGACGGTCATCAATATTGGCGGTGGTTCGCTATTGGCTGCCCTTGGGTGGTTTGCTAGAGAGATCTGGGACGCCGTGAAAGAACTTCGTCGAGATATTCACCGTCTTGAGAGAGACTTGCCTGAGGTTTATGCCCGTAAAGATGAGATGCGCGAGTCTTTCAAGGATGTCAAAACCGATATGAATCATGGGTTTCACAAGATAGAAACCATGATTGGTCAGTTGTTTGACAGGCTAAACGGGAAAGTAGACAAATAATGGGCTTTTGGACGTTTGTTTTCTTGGGCGTCCTGATACTGATGATTGCATTAGCCGCATTCATATGGGGGTTGTGATGGAAAAAAGCGCAAAAGAACTAGCAAGTAAGGTCATTGGGGTTATTGGTATCCCGGCAATCGTTCTCATGGTCGGCATGGTGATCTATTCAGCGATGAAGCTCACTTCCGAAGCCCTAACCCCGATCGTTGGTATGGCTTCAGGTGTCATCATGGCTCTAATTTCGATGATTGCAGGCATTACCGGCACCAAAGACAAGGAAGAGAAGCCTGAATTCCAAGTAATTAAAGACCTCATTCAGCGCCTAGACCAAAAAGAGGCCCCAATGCGGGTCGATGTTGAGAATGGCCGCGTAACCGTCCATAAGGGCGATGACACCGTAATCACAAGGGGCTGACATGATCACCTTACTTTCCACCCTAGTGTCGTTTTTGGCTGGCGGTCTTCCCAAAATCCTCAATTTCATGCAGGATCGGTCAGATAAGGCGCATGAGATGTCCTTGGCTCAACTCCAACTAGAGCGGGAACTAAAGCTCTTGGAGGCCGGATACGCCGCTCAGATGCGGATGGAAGAGATTCGTACCGATCAGATAGCCATGCAGACCGCGGTTCAGGAGCGGGAAGCCCTGTACGCCCACGATGTGGCCATTGGTCAAGGAGCCTCTCAACTAATCATCAACCTTCGAGCATCGGTGCGTCCGGTCATCACCTACGGAATGTTCCTGATGTTGGTGGCGGTCAATGTTTTTGGTGCCTACTATGCCTGGTACATGGGAGTGCCCTTTGATCAGGCTTTGGACATCCTGTGGGATGAGGATTCAGCCATAGTCTTTTCATCAATCATTGCTTTCTGGTTTGGGACGCAGGCTTTTGGGAAGCGATGAAAACCTCAGCCAAGGCGATCGAAATGATCAAGCACCATGAGGGGGTCAGATTTCGCCCCTACAGGTGCCCTGCCTTGCTTTGGACAACGGCTGTCGGCCATGTAATTGACCCCTCGCATATTGGAGTCAAACTTGAAGACCGTAAAAACCTACCCATCCCGCCGGGTTGGGATCGAACCCTCACTATGGATGAGGTTGACCAGATTCTTGCTCAGGATTTGGCGAGGTTTGAGGCAGGGGTACTCCGACTATGTCCTTCTGGGCTTAATCAGTCTAGGTTTGATGCACTCGTTAGCGCGAGTTTCAACTTTGGTCTAGGTAACCTTCAAAGAAGTTCGATTCGGATGCGTCACAACAGGGGTCAGTTTCAGGATGCCGCAGACGCATTTATGATGTGGACTAAGGCCGGCGGGAAAGAATTGCCGGGTTTGGTGCGCCGCCGAAAGGATGAGCGGGCACTCTATTTAAGCGGAGGTGCGACATGAAAAAGATCGTAGCCAAGATTAAAGAGTTTTTTGCCTCTTTGAAGGCCAAAATTCAATCGTTGTTTAAAAAAAAATAGGAGGCTCAGATGGCAGAAGTATGGGAAAAAGACCGGCCAAAAAGCCTAGGAAAGCCCAAGTCGCTAAGCCCAAACCAAAAACGGGCAGCAAAAGCGTTTGCAAAAAAGACAGGGACTAAGTACCCATCCTTGGTGGCTAATATGGCTGGAGCCAAGGCTAAGAAAGGGAAGTGGTAATGCCAACCGCCGCCGTCATGACTTATAACTCTTTGGTGGACGATATTTCGTCTTACCTAGAGCGAACCGACCAAGCCACCCTAGACAAGATCCCAACCTTCATCATGTTGGCTGAGCAGGTTATTGCCTCAGAAATCAAGTTTTTGGGCAATCTGACGGTTCAGCAGAGCACGATGGTGGCGACCCAACCGGTCATCGACAAGCCCGCCCGGTGGCATAAGACGGTCTCCATGAATGTGGTCGTGGCCGGTGAGCGTCAGCCTGTCCTGCTTCGCAAGTATGAGTACCTTCGGGAGTATTGGCCTGATGCTACTCAAACGGATGTCCCCAAATTTTATTGTGACTATGACTATACCCATTGGTTGGTAGCTCCGACCCCGGCGTCTGCCTATACCTTTGAGGTGCTCTACTATGAGCGGATTCAGCCCCTAGATTCCTCAAATCAGACCAATTGGTTCACGATTTACGCACCCCAGGCGCTCCTGTACGGGACTCTGTTGCAGGCCATGCCTTTCCTTAAAAACGATGACCGCACCCCGATGTGGCAGGCTCAGTACGACAAGATCATCAATACCTTGAAGGCTGAAGACGTTACCCGGATCGCAGATCGTCAAGCTACTGTATTGGATTCACAATGAGCTACAACTCACCTTTTACCGGTAATGTAATCCAACCGACCGATGTTTCTTACAGGGCGATCGCCCTGTCGGCCAATACTCAGCTTGAGTGGCCAATTAACGGAAACGCCACGGACGACTATGCCGCTCGGATCATGGAGGTCGTAGCGCTCGCAGGAGGTCTTCTCCTTGAGATGCCGCCTGCTAATCAGGCTTCTGTAGGTCAAGATGCTCTGATCCGAAATGTTGGTGCGACTACCTTCACGGTAACCGACTATGATGGCAATACAATTGTTTCTGTAGCCGCAGGTGAGGCTAAGTACATTTATATTGAGACCAACCCTGATGAGGCGGGTACTTGGGGTGTCATCGCTTTTGGTGTAGGAACCTCAAATGTGGACGCCGCAACTCTTGCCGGGTACGGACTCTTGGCGGTTGGCAACACCTTAAATCAATCTCACCCGGTCAATACAATTTCGGCTAACACAACTGTCGGTGTAGCCAATCGAGCACAGACGGTCGTTTGGACGGGGGGTGCCGGAACCCTAACCCTGACTTCAGGAACCACTCTTGGCGACAATTGGTTTGTTTTGGTGCGAAACAACGGCACCGGAACCCTTTCTATTACACCGTCAGGCGGTCAACTAATTGACTCTGCTGCGGCCATAGACCTTCAGCCAGATGACTCATGCTTCGTAATTTGCTCAGGTTCGGCATTTTTTACCGTTGGTATTGGTCGATCTACTGAATTTAACTTCACTCAGTTAACCAAGGCGGTGACTTCAGGAACGGTCACTTTGACCCCTGCTGAGGCTTCCAACGTCATCCAAAAGTACACCGGAACCCTGTCAGGCAATGTGACGGTAGAGCTTCCGCAGACCATTCAGGTTTACTACATTACCAACCAAACGGATGGTACGGGCTCAAACTTTGACATCACCTTTACCACCGGCATCTCAGGGTCTGGGGTTGCTACGGTTCCTTCTAATCAACAGGCAATCCTGCTCTGTGACTCTGTAAACCTGTTTAATGCCGCTACTGTTGCGGCTGGTATTGTGAACCCTCAACTATCTGATGGTTCGGTTGGCGCACCAAGCCTTTCTTTTGCAAGCGAACAAAACACGGGTGTTTACAGGCCAGGTGCAGGCCAGTTTGCGGTCACCGTATTAGGGGCTCAACGCCTAAATGTCACGGCAAGCGGAATATCCGTTACAGGCACGGGAACCTTTAGCGGTGGCGTTCTTGGCGGGACGTTCTAATGACGCAAAAGGTCTTTGCCCTTGATACCCTAGCGGGGATTCAACGCGACGGCACTGTCTTCGATAAGCAGTATTACAACGATGGCCGTTGGGTCAGGTTTCAGCGTGGTCGCCCGCGTAAGGTAGGTGGGTACCGGGTCATTTCAAACGACCTAAGCGGGCCTTCAAGAGGGATTTGGCTAAATCCTCAAAACGCTTTTAATTACATCTTTTCAGGCTACTCAGACGGCCTACAAGAGCTCATCATTGATGACAATGGTGTTGGTGCCGGATACACAACTCTCACCCTGTCCAACTTTACTGCCTCCCCATTAAATCTTTGGCAGTTTGATGGCTTTTATGATGTTGCGGGTGCGGGGGTAAATTCCTTACTAGCCCATCCCGGCCAAAACCTTGCCGCAATTGATAACACGACCAACACCCCGGTTTTGATTGGAGACATTAACGGCACGACCATGTCCCAAATTGGGGTGTTTACGGACTCCGTAACGACTACAAACGGACTTCCGACAGTCACTTTAGCGGCAAGCAATATCCTTATCGGAGCGGGTCAGACAATCACCGGAACGGGAATACCTGCAAACACTACCGTAGTCTCTGTCTCAAGCACTACGGTTACGATGTCCAATAATGCCACGGCATCAGCAACCGTTACGGCAACCTTTAACAATAATGTTGAGGTGTCCGGAGGCGTGGTTTCCCTGCATCCGTATGTGTTCGTCTACGGAAACAATGGCCTGATTAGAAACTGTTCAGCAGGAAATGCTCAGGATTGGGTGTCGGCCGATGCCAATGAAACCAATGTGGCCACCGGAAAGATCGTTCAGGGTCTGCCGGTTCGCGGCGGTTCTAACTCTCCTTCAGGGCTCTTTTGGTCGCTCGACTCCCTCATCCGGGTATCTTATGCTCCTCAGTCCTTAGGTGTTGCCGGAACAGGAAACTTTGCCCCGCCGACCTTCTGGCGGTACGACATCATTTCCTCCCAGACCTCAATACTTTCATCGCAGTCCGTCATTGAGTATGATGGCGTCTATTATTGGTGCGGTGTCGATAGATTCCTTCTGTATAACGGGGTGGTGAAAGAAATCCCCAATCAGATGAATCAGAACTACTTTTTTGACAATCTGAACTACAACCAGCGTCAAAAGGTATGGGCAACCAAGGTTCCTCGATTCGGTGAGATTTGGTGGTTCTACCCCCGCGGAAGCTCAACTGAGTGTAATGACGCCATCATCTATAACATCCGTGAGAACACCTGGTATGACGCCGGCATCGCTTTAGGAGCTCGCCGATCCGCAGGCTACTTCTCTCAGGTGTTTGCTTACCCAATTGCTGCCGATTGGGAAACGCTTCCCCAAGAGGTGCTTTTAGAGCAGTCGATGACCTATACAAGCGGGTTCAATAAGATCCTATTGAATACCTACTACGGCGAGATTGTCCTTAATTGCGTGGTTACCGGAACCGACATCCCTGCTAACACGACCGTGGACGCCATCCAATCTAGCGGTATAAAGGGGCTAGATACGATCACAGGCGGCTCTCTGTACGGCGATGGCACTTACCCCGATGTTCCCCTCACCGGAGGCTTAGGAGCGGGTGCTACGGCCGATATAACGGTCTCAGGTGGTGCGGTTACGGATGTCTTGATCGTTGATCCGGGTGCGGCCTATCAGGTCGGGGATGTTCTATCTGCAAGCAATACCAACCTAGGGGGTACCGGGTCAGGCTTTTCGGTGCCGGTAGATGACCTATATGTCATGGTTTTGACCCTGTCTAACGCTCCCACGGCTTCTGATACTGCTGAATTGACCTTTAGCACCCCTGCTGACCGGATTGAGATCTATCAGCACGAGGTTGGGGTAGATGCCATCAATGGCCAAAATGTCACGGCAATTGAGTCCTACTTTGAAACCTCAGATCTTGGGTGGGTAGCCGGTGGTCCTGCTCAGCCGACGATGGAGGGCGCAAACCGTTGGTTAAGACTTGAGCGGGTGGAGCCTGACTTTATTCAGCACGGGCAGATGAGCCTGATCGTTACAGGTCGCCCCTATGCTCAGATCGATGACAAGGCATCTGATCCTTACTATTTTGACCCCAACACGGGAAAGATTGATATGAAGGAACAACGCCGGGAGTTGAGGCTGAAATTCATCTCCAACACGGTCGGTGGCGACTATCAGCTTGGTCGTGTGATCCTTAACGCAGATATTGGTGATGTCAGAGGATATTCATGACGACTCCACTTACCCCTGCTAGCGGTCAACCGTTTATTTATGACCCAAGATTCCATACTTTTGAGTCTTGGGCAGCGCTTATGTGCGAGCAGTATGCAGGGCAACAGATTGAAATTCCGGGGCCACTTACGGATTGGAAGTTGTGGGGCAACGGATTGAAAGCTATTGATGTCTTTACGAATGAGGCTATCCCGGCAACCGATGAATTCAATAATTGGTTTGATTGGGCTCAGGAACTGTTATCAATGATCAACCCGCGGGTAGCGTAATCATGGCGTTTGAAGACGATATTTATCAAAACTCTTTCTTAGGCTTCAGACCTAACAGAATGAGAGAGTTTCGTGATTACGAAGATGCCGGTATTGATGTTTTTGCGCCGACTAGCCAAGACATGAATGCCGCCAATATTGCTAATACGGCAAACACAACGCCTGCTTCTAACATTGATCAGTTTCAAGAAGGTATTGATTCTCAAATATCTGCATTAAATCAAGTCTCTGACTCTTCGTTAACAACTGAGCAAACTACCAAGCAAACCACCGGCGCATTACCCGGAGGCAAAACGGATACTGTAACGGTAGCAGATACCGCAATTACCGGAGCATTGCCGGGAGGTAGCGCAGATACCGTAACGGCAACCGCCCAAGATGTGGTTACAGGGGCTACAACCGGAGCAGAAACCAAGGCTGCTGATACATCAGGAGCATTAACCACAGCAACGACCGATATGTCACAACAGGGTGCGTTGCCAGGAGGAACCCAAACTGCTACCACAACGACTGCAAAGACGACCGATCCAAAAGACCTTGTTTATGACTATCAGGGCAAGTCTTACGACAAAAACCAACTTCTAAGCCTAGCAGCTCAAATTGGGCCAAACATTACAAGCCTTGCTGGTGGTGTGTTTTCAACATCCGGGCAAAGCGTTGGCTTTGACTTTGATGAAGCTACCAAGATTCTTGGTGCAGAACCTACGGTCGGGCAGCAGGTCGTTTTGGATATGGCTCGTAACCTGCTCAATATGGGCGTTACTGACCTAAGTCAGCTCAATATCAAAGAGCAAAAAGAAGATCTAGAGGTCTTTGAGATTCTTGACGATCAAGGAAGGCCAACGGGAACTTACGGGACTTCGGTGCAAGACCCGAATAATCCTGAAGGAACCATGACTCGAATTCTGACGCCAGAAGAAGCGGCAAGAATTCGCACGGAAAGCACTCAAGGATCGGAAGGCGATAATGTCCGAAAGATTGCAGAAGACATCCTTACAGGTCGAACTCTTTATTCTGGCGATCAACTGATCAATGCTTCCAATCAGGTAACCGAAGGGCTATCTTTTGATATCGGTGTGACCTATACCGGCCCTGATTCGACTCGGTATCGGTTGATCATGAACCCGACAACGGGTAAGCCTGAGTTTGCGGCCTATTACTCAAGCACAAGCGATATGGACAAGGTCGGGGCGATTTTGACCATGGCATCGTTTGTCCCGCAACTTGCTGTTTTTGCTAAAGCAATCCAAGCGGGTATCGCCATTAAGAACGGTGATGTCTTAAATGGGTTGGCTAATCTTGCGGGAGTGGGCGGGTTTAACAATGTAGCGACGGCTCTTCAGGTAGCAAACGCTGCTAAAAACGGTGACGCCGTTCAATTAGTAAGCGCTCTTGTATCCAACGCAGATGTTGCCAAAGCAGCCGGCGATATAAAAATTGCCGGAGACATTAGTCTTAAAGATGTTGGAAACGGCATAAAGCTAGCCGATGCCATCAACAACCAAAATTGGAGTGGTGCGCTAACGATTGCCGGGACGATGTCAAATAGTCCTGACCTAGTTACGGCAGGCGCAGCGACCAAAGTAATTACGGCAATTCAGTCAGGCAACCCTATTTTGATTGCTGATGCGGCTATGAACCTTAATAAGGTTACAAATGCGGCAAACAATATTACCGATCAGAATGTTGCAACCAAGATTGCTGATAGCGTCAAAAACACTCAGGTTGCGTCTCTAAACACTTCTGTCACCGGAACGGCTACGGACGCGGTTGGTGATATGTTGGACACCACCGTAGGCGGTGGTGGCAACGATCTGACCGTCAAGGCTGACGATGTAAGCGCAGAAGACACATTTACCGGTCTTGATCAGTTAGCGGTAGATACCTTTGTGGACGCCAAGAACAAGGGCGCAACCGACGAAGAGGCGCTGAATGCCGCCAATAGTGTCCTGACAGCCTCAAAGACTACGGTAGATGAGTTTGGTGGCTTTGGCGACGCAACTAAAGCTACAACTGAGCGAAATGTCTTAAATATTAGCAATACTGAAGCGAACACACCGGAAGAAGCCGCTAATCTTGCCGCATCTAAAGGTTATTCTAGTTTTACCTTCGGAGGCACAACCTACGCTTTAAGCGCATCCGCTCAAGATGTAGATCGACAAGTTGCTAATCAAGAGATTGCCTCTCAGTCTAGTTTTAATGATGCTTATAAAGTTGCCCGTGAAAGGCTTGGCCCAGGGCAGACCTTTGAATGGAATGGTAAGTCATACTCAACAGACACCCGTGAGGAAAATCCTGTTCTTGCTGCGGCTTCTGATGCGGCAATTGCGGCTAAGACGGCAACCAAGACATATACAAATTACGACACCAAATCAATGGCTGATGCTCAGTCTCAAATTGATTTGTCGGGATTGGATCAGGCTCAAACTTACGGCACCTTTGATCCATTCTTGAAGTCAGCCGGTCTTGGTGGCGAATATATCATTGTTGATGACAAGATTAGTAAGCAGATTATTGACCCCGTGGTCAAGACGGTTGGTTTGGCCACTCGAGGCGTTGGCGGAATTGTTGACTTTACCGCAGGTACGCTCCAGGCGATTAATGTAATCGACAAAAACTCACCGTTAATTCAAATTGCTTCGGATCTAAAAGAACTTGGAAATCAGCAAGTTGGCGAATACCTTGTAAACCAAGAAAAAGAGTTTGTTAGCAGGATTAGTGAGGCTGAAGGATTAACTGGAAAGTTAAAAGCGTTAGCAGACGGAATTATTAAAAACCCATCTGCTTTGTTAACCCTTGGTGCAAGCGAGTTAGTGGAAGAAGCTCCAAGTGTTGTTGGAGCGGTTGTTTCAATAATTGCAAGAGCCCCAAAAATCATAGCCTACGGCGTTAACGCGGTTACTAACCTTGTTGAGGCGGCAGGAGCAAACTACAACGACACCAAGAAACAGGCTCTTGATGCCGGAATGAGCGAGGCAGATGCACACGCTGCCGCTCAAAAGTCAGCGGGAGCCGCCGGAGCACTTGCGTTTGTTCTTGGGCCTGTAGCAGAGATGCCCTTAATTAAACGAGCCGGAGATCTTGTTGAGGGTGTCGCACAGACAGGCGTTAAACAAAGCGCCAAAGAGGTCGGCAAAACAGTAGGCAAAGAAGTTGTAACTGAGAGCGCTGAAGGCGGCGGTGCTGCTGCCGTTGGAAGTTACTTTGCTACCGGTCAGGTTGACATGAATCAGGTGCTGACTTCAGCGGTGCTTGACCCTGCGGTTGCAGGAAATGTATCCGGAACGGTTGCCACGGTTGTGGAGGTTGCAGGCAATAAGCCCGCTACAGGCGAAATGATCTCTGCATCGGTTTCCAATCCTGAGCAAGCTCAGACCCTCATTAACACGGTCAACACGGCCATGCAGCCAGGGGCAGATCTGAAGCAGGCAAGCATAGAAATTGTTTCAACCTTGACGGCTTCTGGAATGAACACTCAGCAGGCTGAGAGCGTAGCAAACACGGCAGTTGCTGAGCAGATTATTACGAACATCAACAATTACGGTGATCTAAATATTCCGAATGTGAATATTACAGTCGGTGCTGATAAGTTTGGAAACGCGGTTACCTTAGGCGACTACTTGGGTAGCTCTGTAACCGGCTTAGGAAATATTGAGTATATTGCACCTGATGTCTCTATCGGAACCAATGCGCAGGGTCAGCCAATTACCGTAGGTGATCTGTCAAGTTTGGGTAAGTTTGGAGCGGCTACTGATACAACTCAAGCTGCTGACACAACGCAGGTTGCTGATACGACTACGGACACAAAGACCGGAGCCACTACATCGACGGACGCTACTACCGGGGCTACAACTCAGACAACTACTGACGCGGCCACAAACACGACTACTGAAACAACGACAAATAACAATACAGGTGTCAACACGCAGGTTGTTACAGACACAAAGAATGACACAAAGACAACCACAACGACTGATACCAATACAAATACAACCACTCAGACAACAACAAATGCTGAGACAAATGTAACTACTGAAACGACGGTCAATACTGACACAAATACCGTCACTCAGACTAATACAGACCCGAATACCAACACCCAGACAACAACTCAGATTGATAACAGCACAAATGTTGTCACAGAGACCAAGACTGATAACAACTCAAGTACTGAAACAAAGGTAGTTACTGACCCAAATAATAATATTCAGACAACCACAGTTATTGACACGAGCACAGGCGAGGTTATTGACACCAAGACGACGGTTGTTCCACCGGATTGGAAAGAGCCGGATATTGATACGCCTGATCCGGTAGAACCTACAGAACCTGATACCAAGACCAAGACAACGCCGACCAAGAAAACGCCAACAAAAACCCAGCCGTCACCGGCGCTTGGTTTAAGTTTATTGGCTGCACCTACAATTTTCCCTGACGATGGGCCAAAGTTTAAAGACCCGTTCATTACAAGCGCGGCTGAACAACGCAAGTTTGTCGGCTCTCTTGATCCATTCTTCCAAGAGGTGGAATCAGGAGATATGCTTCACCCTGACTTTATGGCTCAAGCGCCGTCCATGCAATTACAAGACCAAGAAGATACGAAGGAAGAAACGATGCCCAATTACTTTACCTATGGGATGCAGACAGACCTTGATAGTCTGTTTGGCCCATTCGGTGCCACCGGAACCGGCTTGTCTCAGTTTGAAGATGAGATGGCTGCTAAGCGCGGCGGTTTAGCCGCTCCTCTAATGGCAGGTGGCGGTCTTACCCGATACGGTCGGTATGCCGGCGGAGGCGTACCCTTGGTAGCGCATTCAGGCAAGACAAGGGTAGACTTCCGTCAGGGTGACGCGGTGACGGGGCCGGGAGATGGTCAATCTGACAGCATCCCTGCAATGCTCGCAGACGGGGAGTTTGTGATCCCTGCCGATGTCGTGGCCGCCCTTGGGAACGGTTCTACAAAGGCTGGATCAGACAAACTATACGACATGATGCACTCCATACGGGCTTATCACCGATCGGCTAAACCGAAAGACCTGCCTCCTGAGGCAAAGGCAAACCCGTTGGACTATCTGAAAAAACCCTCCCGAAAGGCTAGGAGATAAGCATGGCAATTACCCAAGGTGCTCCGTTACCCGATATCACGCAGACGACAACTAGAACCGATACTGCGCCTGATTACTACACTAGTTACCTCCAAAGCCTATCGGACGCCGCCAAAACAGGCATGGGGCGTACCGCAGAACAAGGAATTGCAGGGTATGACCCACTCCAAACCCTTGGTTATGGCCAAGTAGAAGGTGCTGCCGGGGCATATAAACCCGGTCTTTCGGCAGCTACGGCAACAGCAGGAAAGGCTGCGGCCGGCCTTGATCCATCCCGTATTGCCGCTCTCATGGACCCGTATCAAAAGCAGGTCGTTGATGAGATGGCTCGGCTCCAAGAGCAAAATATCCAACGATCGGTTCTGCCGTCCCTAAAGGGTGCCTTTGTTGGTCGCGGTGACCTAGGAAGCTCACGGTACGCCGGGGCTACAGGGCAGACCTTAGCCGATATGCAGCGCAACCTGATGGGTCAGCAATACGGTGCCTTATCTCAGGGCTACGGAAACGCTCTGAAGGCGGCCATGGATGAATTAAACCTTCAGAACCAGGCGGCTCAGGTGCAGGGAAAACTAGCTGAAATGGAGCAGTCTTTAGGGCTGACCGGGGCAGGAGCCCTATCCAAAGCCGGTGCTGAGAAGCAGGCTTATGAGCAGGCTAAGTTGGACTTTCCAATGAAGACCGCTACCGATGCCGCCGCCTTGATGCGCGGCTTCCAAGTTCCGACAACCCAAACCGAAAAGTTTGTGGGGCCAAAGGCAGGGATGTATCAGACCTCCCCGCTTTCTAACATCCTTGGCGTTCTTTCTACGATTGGCGGAATCAAGGGCGGATCAGCCGGAGACAAGCTAATTGGTAGCGTACTTTCTGGATTTAAAGACCTTTTCTCAGGTGGAGAAGGTGGAGGATTTAACTGGGAAGAATGGGCAAAGACTGCATCCGGCACCCCTGGGGAAGGCTACAACTTTGAAGAAGAAGATTATGGCGGTCTTGCTAGAGGTGGTCTCGCTCACATTCGCCGCCGTTAGGAATTAGACATGGCAAAAGAAACTTCCTTTGGCTTTCTACCGGGTAGCGACCCGGATGCGATGAAGGCAAATCTTGACTATCAAGAGGCGCTTGCACGGATGCAGGAAGCCCTTGATGCCCGCAAAAACCGAATGTTCGACCCTGAGATGCTTGCCTTGGCATCAGGCTTTTTGGCTCCTACGCAGACCGGAGGCTTTGGTGAGTCTCTTGGATATGCCGCTAAAAATATGCGGGAAGCCCAGATGCAGCAAGAAAAGGAAGAGCGTGAGATTGCTCAGGCTCAACTAGGACTTGCCGGTAAGGGTCTTGAACTTGAGCGGATGCGTCAGCGTGACCGTCAATTTGAGAGCATGATGGGGCCACAGGGCGCTCCTAAAGGTGCTCTGCCTACCGGCGCTCCTGAGGCAAAGGGTGCTCTACCGGCTCCTCCAAAGGGATTTGAAGGCACAGAAGGTATTCCGGTCGCTCCTCCCAATCCGTCCTTTATGACCGGCCGTCAGTACCTTGGCATGGCTCGCATGGACCCATCGATCTCCCCAACCGCGGCAATGAAAGAGGCCCAGAAGATGGAGATGGATCGGTATCAGGTGCGTGAGGGCGGCGTTCAGGACTTGGCTTCAGGTATGTACTATCCGTTCCCGAAGGGCGAAACGGTCAAACGTCAGATCTTTGGTTATTCGGGTGAGTTCAATGTGGACGCCCGGACTGCTGCGCTTCTCGATATGTACGCCGCAAACGGTGACCCGCGCTATTACGACCTGGCTAAGAGGGTTGTGGAAGGTCCTAAGGCTCCTCCAAAACCGGGTGAAAAGGTTGCAGGAGCTGAGGGCGAGCGGATGAAGTCTGCGACTGAGGTTGAGGCTGAAAGAGCAGCGGCAACAGAATCCGCTAAAGAGCGGGCTAAGGCTCAGGAAGATGAGCGTAAGAGAACCATTGAAGCAGGCTCTGATGCCGCCTCCCGTATTGGTACCTATCGTCAGCTTGAGCGGATCGCTAGCGGCCCGAATGCTAAGGCGATTTTCGGTATCTTTGAGCGCCCAGGCGTGTTTGAGCAGATTGGAAAACTTGTGGAAAGCGGTATCGGTAACCCTAAGTTTACGGTCGGTGTCCCCGCTATCCGCGAGATTATGACCAACGCAGGGCTACCGCAGAACCTGATCGATCAGTCTCAGTTGGCTCTCTCCCTGATGGCTAACGTCCAACTACAGATGAGCCGGCTTCAGCAGGGTCAGGGTGCGGTATCTGACTATGAGCGCCAATTGTTTGGTCAGGCCGCAATCACCAAGACAGACAACCCGCAGACGATTCTTGCCAAACTTGACCTGCTACGGGCTCGCGCTGAGTTCGATCGTGAAGTTTCTAAGGCTGCCCGTGGATATAAGGGCAATATCGATGACTTCAAGCTCAGCCCTGAGTATGAGCGCATGGTTTCAAGTTATGAAGACAAACTTGGGGCGATTATTGATGCCCGCCTAAGCGGATCAATCACGCCTCCGGCGCGTAGCCGTCCTTCAGGCGGTCGTGACAATCAAGGCGCAGCCTCCCGTTTACCGGTCTAGGGGTGAGGAATGGAACTATCTTTCTATAAAAACCTAAACCCAACGCAAAAGGCTTTTGCTGACCGTATTGCGGCCAAAGCAAAAGAGATGGGGATACCCCCTGAGCTTGCCGTATCGGTTGCCTTCCAAGAAAGCGGCCTGAATCCTCAGGTCGGTAAGGGTGCCGCCGGTGAGATCGGCATCATGCAGATCAAGCCTGCAACGGCCAAAGAGATGGGCTTTAGCCTTGATGATCTAGCCGACCCAATGAAGAACATTGAGGCCGGTCTTTCCTACCTAAAGAAGTCCTATGAACTAAGCGAAGGCAACCCGAAGTTAGCCGCCGCAGGGTACAACGCAGGCGTCAATCACCCGTTCTTCAGCTCTAAAGATCAGACCCTGCCTGACACCACGGTCAACTACCTGAAGAGCCTAAACACCTTCGGTGCGTTTACTGGAGCCCCCGAGAAGAAGACGGTTGAGTTTCAAGAGCCTCCTCCAAGCCAGGAAGCGATCAACCTTCAACAAGAGATTGATAAGGTTGATGAAGGCGTTGCCCGTGGGCGTGGTCAGTTAATCGGGGGCGCTTTGGGTGCCGCTGAGACTGCTCGTCGAGCCGCGGTTCCAGCCGCTAGAGGTGCCGCTAAGTTCCTTGGAAGCGCTATGGAAGAGGGAAGGCTTGCCGCTGAAGCAAAAGCCGCAGCACAGAAACCCCCTATAGGCGGCACGATGGCTCCCGGATTGGCTTCTGAGTCAACATCCATGAACCGCATCCTACAAGGCACCACGGACGATGCAGGCACTACAGGACGGGCTCGGATGCAGGGATTCAATGTAGAGACCGCTCAGCAGGCGGCAAGGGCTAAAGAAGCCGCCCGTAATATCGGGGCTCTTCAGCGTCAAGGATTGGTTGCTCAGGGTGTTCCTGACCCATTTGCAAAGGGTCCAGGCATGACATCTTCTCCGTCAGGGGTTATCTACCCACGGACACCGCCTGTGACTAAGATGCCTCCTGCGGTTCCTAAAAGCGGTCTAGATGAGGTCACAGAACTCTTCCGTAAGATGATTGAGCCGGGATCGAAACTCCGCACGGCGGGCGGTGTAGCGATGCGCTATGGGGCTCCTCCGCTTGCTCTGATGCAGGCAGGTAGCGAGACAGGGGCGATGATCAGCGAAGGCCGTAAAGAGCAGCCTGACTATCTAAAAGCGGGTCTGTCGGGTCTTGGAGCGATCGGCGCAGGAATGTCGATGTTCCCGGCTACCGCTCCCGTAGGTATCCCGCTTGCAGTTACGGCACCACTTATTCAGTACCTTAGAGAAACAAAATCGGAGCGGCCTGAGGGTCAGATCTCAGATATTGCCGCTCCATAAAGGGATGATCTCCTCTACTTCAGCCATGGAGTAGCTCCCACCCCCTCCCTCTATCTCCTCAGGGGGAGGGGTTTTTTTATTTAATACCGTGAAACCGCTCTACCGCTCGGATTAAAGTCTTGACCCGATTGAAGAGCTCATCGCCGTTTTCGGTCAGGCAGGTGTTGATCATAAAGTCCACCACCTCATTGTCGTCCATCGGCTTTTTTTGAGCCAAGGCAAATGCGGCTATCTTCTGCCCGAACTCAAGGACGTCCACCCCATCAGCGTAAAAGCCGTCAGGGTCTCGATTGTCGCAATGAAAAAATACTTGTTTGATGTCTTCGGTTTTAAGCATGATCACTTGTAGTTGTTTTTAAGTTGCCAAAAGTCCAAGAGAGCCCTAAACATCTTCCACCCACGGACTAGGTCATCGGGGCTCCACTCCTTGATGACGGTCAATCCGGGAACGGATCGGGATACGAACACATTTGCACACCGGGCGGCCGGCATATTGAAGCCCATCCGATAGGCGGCAAGTTGCATCAGGTGCTCGTCGTAGCCCTCAACCTTGGACGGATCGTCAAACTCCTTGGTCTTGATATCGATGATGATTCCGACCTTAGAGTCTGTCTCGCTTCGGGCGTACATATCGCACTTACCCCCAAAGCCGAGCTCATGGGAAAAGGACGCCTCACAGACCCAATTCTGATCACCAAAGGTACGAACGATCTCTGTGTCGCACCCGGCAACGTACTCAGCGTATGGCCATCCCTTCTTGTCCTCATAGTGCTGTTGGATGGCGGCGTGGATCTTGGTGCCCTCATCAGCGGCGGCTCGACCCTGCTCCTTTGAGTCTTCCATGATCCGGTCAAGGTAAGACTCCTCAGACTCGTTATCACGGCGTGGGAGGGTTAGGGAGGCAAAAAGCACCTGCTGCATCTTCCACTTTTCAAGCCCAGGCTTAGCCGCAACATTCAGGATGGTCGTGACCGATGGAACCAAGTCCAATGATCGCGCATCCCGAAGGGTGGTGTTTCGCTCCTTACCGTTCTTGCCGACAATTGTGTACATCGGATTGCCGTTGCGGGTGTACCAATGCCCCGCCTCAGAGGTGTAGGTCGATACCTTCATGCTAACCCCGCAAGGCGAGCCGCTTTCTTAGCCGCCTGATAAGCCCTACGCATACCCTTGGACTTCACGGTGCCGCGGGAGTCTTGTTCGTAGGTACGCTCCTCACCGGGGTGAAAGCCTACCGCCTTACGAATTTTCTTGGCTTTCCTGAGGTTCATCTTTGATCTCCGCAAAGTGTTTCTGAAGGTTATTGGCAACGATAAACCCACCAAAGTCTAAAAGGTCGTTGCTTCGGTGCATGATGCCGTTGATAAACATCTGAAAGATCAGGGCGACTTCTTTTGCCGTGATGTCATCAGTAGGCACAAATGCGATCGAATGGTCTCCGTTTTGGATGCGAATGCCACCTACGGGAATTGTTTTGTTATCTTCCATAATCTCCTCTACCAAATTCCAAACCAGATACCGGTGCCATGAACCCAAGCAATCGGGAAAAACAAAGCTCCAGCAATTAAGAACCCCCACCGTTCATCGGCAAGGCACGCAATGATATGGGTCAGCCACGACCCAATAACCCAAAACAAAAAGGCAAAGCCCCAAAACTCTCTCATCTCCGCTCCTTCACAAGGACATATTTTGCAAACTTCTTGCCATTCCTATGCACAATATGCGTGGTAATTATGTGTCCGTAATCTTTGAGGTCTTTAATCCGGGCGGCTAGTCGAAAGCACCCAAAAAGGCGAAGAGCATCCATCGCCGTGATTGGGTGTTTCTTCATATAAGCCAAGATGTCGTTTGCTTGACTCATGACGCACCTCAGAATGGGATATCGTCATCAAGCTCTTCAAAGCCGCCGCCCGACTTCTTGGGCTCAGCCTGAACCGGTTCTCCACCGTGTAATGCTTGCCACTCAGGTGAAGACTTAATCTTGTTCTTCAGGTTCTCTGAGAAGGTATCGAACAACTCCATGTCGGGGTTCTCAATGTCGAACAACTTCAGTTCGTTGACGCCCTCAGGTAGACCCGCCTTCTTCATGTTTGCGGGAACCGGATTGATCGCCGCAATGTTGGTGTAGGTTTTACCGTTTGACTCTGTGTGGGTCACATTGAGCATCGCCCATGCACCCAAGACATTCTTCAACTCAAAGCCACGAAGTTCTTGGGGGGTGAACTCACGGCCACGCCACATCTGAAGGTCTTTCCGTAGGGTCGACTTCTCCGCAAGGGTTACCGTAAAGCTCTTAGCAATCGATAGGGGGCGTCCGTCTTGGGTCACCAAAGGGTTGCCTTGGTCATCCTCTCCGTGAATCTCAAACTGAATCATGACCTTGGGAAGATGCTTCTCCTTGCCCATGTACTCTGACCGTTGAGTACCTTGGTCGATGATTCGGTAGCACCGCGCAAGGTGCATCCCCGTTGGTACCGCTACAAAATCTCCTGAATCTTTAGCCACTAATGCCATGTTTCCGCTCCTTTTTTCCTAATCCACATTCATACCTGATGAGTTCCCAATCTTGAGGCGAGGCTTTCCCTGCCTGGGCTCGCGCTAACGCCTCCTCTAATTCCTGCATTCGTTCCAACATGAGTTGGTGCATTTCTGACTGATCCATATAAACCTACCTTTCCTAGTTGTACTACACCCTCACCATATCAAATTTAACTTCAACATACAATACCCTTTACAACTCTTTTTTCTTAATGTAGGATCGCATTAAATTATCTTAGGAGGTGATCATGACCCTGCAAGAGTACTTTGCAGACAAGAAGAGGGGAGCCAAGGACGCTTTGGCTAAGGATTTGGGGATCTCAAGGACATGGATGAGCTTGATCATCAGCGGCCGGGAAGTCTGTTCGCCTGAACTAGCCGTGGAGATTGAGCGGCTTACCGAAGGAGCCGTCACCCGCAAGGATTTGCGCCCTGATCTGTTCGGGGAGGTCGCATGATTTGGTACAAGTTTTACCTTGCGGATTACATCATGCACACGCATCATTTGAGCGATGCAGAGGATCTTGCCTACCGAAGACTCATCGATATGTACTACCACGAAGAGAAGCCCATCCCCTTGGAAACCGATTCGGTTTCTCGCAAGATCAGGCTTGACCTCGATATAGTCGAATCAGTACTCAATGAGTTCTTTGAAAAGACTCCTGAGGGGTATCGACATAGTCGTTGCGATAAGGAAATAGGTAAGTATCAGCACCAAGTCAGTATCAATCGTCAGTTAGCGAGCCGTGGTGGGAGGCCGAAGAAAACCGAATCGGATACCGAATCGGAACCCAACCATATCCCTAATCAGATATCAGATATCAGAAGTAAGAATAAAACCACTATGTCGGCAAAGCCGACCCGGTTCGCTGATTTTTGGTCGGTATGGCCATCAAGCAAGCGCAAGGTAGGGAAGGCGGCTTGTGAAGCGAAGTGGGTACGGCATGGGTTGGATACCGTTGCTGACCAAATCATCGCCCATGTCCAAGTCTTAAAAGGGTCAGATCAATGGCGTGAGGGCTTTGAACCTGCACCCCTGACCTACATCAACCAACGCCGTTGGGAGGATGAGACCCCCCAAACCTTCATCCGGAGGGCAAAGTGATCGGGCATACCGCTCTAATCCGCATGAGATTGGCGCACAAGCGTCCCAAAGCGGTATGGGTATGGGTAGGTATTACCGACCTCCCGTGGGCGGCTTCTTGGCACCGCTATACCGATCTATGGGCGCATCCTGAAATCGTGATTGAGCCGAAAGATAACCTTAAATCGCTTGATTTGAGGTTCTTGACAGGGCTCCAAGTCCATGTTGACGGAAATGACACGACTGAGCGGATGTATGCCGCCCATGTTGCCTGCATGAAGGCGGGGGCAAAGCAGGTTTTCACCCTTCATCAGGGTGAGTTGATCTATGACGAAGGAGAAGAAGTTGGAGTTTCTTGAGCCAGACGACATCGACTTTGCCGCCTACTTACAGGCGACAGACAACCATCAAAAGGTCAAGCCGGCATCGGACTACCTTGATGAGCTTGTGGAAGATGTCGCCCACCCGAAGGAGGAGAACAACCTTCAAATGCCTTGGACGAAGACCCATGGAGAGGTCGCCTTCCGTCCGGGTGAGGTGACCCTGTACGCAGGATCGAACGGCGGCGGTAAGTCATTGGTCACGGGTCAGATCGCTCTTCACCTGATCAAACAGGGTCAGAAAGTGTGCATTGCATCATTTGAGATGAAGCCCAAGAGAAGCCTTGAGCGAATGCTTCGTCAGTTTTCAGGGGAGAACATCCATAAGCCGCGGTACATGGATAAGGAAAAGTATGTCCGTGACCTGGCTAATCGCCTTGAGAACTTCTCCCGCGGGAAGTTGTGGTTCTACGATCAACAGGGAACTACTTCAGCGCAGCAGGTTGTTGCCGTTGCTCGTTACTCAGCTGTGAAGTTGGGCGTGACCCACATCTTTATTGACTCCCTAATGAAGTGCGTTCAGGGAGAGGACGATTACAACGGTCAGAAGTGGTTCATCGACGAGCTCTGCTCTTTAGCGCGAGACCACAATGTCCATGTCCACTTGGTTCACCACATCCGGAAGTTAGCGAATGAAGAGTCAACCCCGAATAAGCACGACATCAAGGGCTCAGGTGCTATCGCTGACCAAGTCGACAATGTCTTCATGGTGTGGAGAAACAAGAAGAAAGAGCATCAGGCATCGATGGGGGTGGCGACCGATCCGCTTATGAATGACGCCATGCTGATGTGTGAGAAGCAAAGGAATGGTGAGGTTGAGGATTGGTATTCGCTTTGGTTTCACCGTGAGTCTCAGCAATTCGTTGACCGTCATGACGGGTTGCCCATGACATTCGATGAGCATGGAAAGTTTTAATGAATGTCTACGAAAAGCTCAAAAATTGGAAAGAAGGACAAGGCGATGATCAAGACCGGCACCGCGGCCTTGTCAGGTGGGTCATCCGTATGCGGGTTGCAGACAGAGACAAAGCCCATGTCTGGCTTCAAGGTTGGAACCAAAAGCATCCCGGCTCTATTTTGGAGTCCGATGTCGTCGATCAATGGAAAAAAGGTAACCGCGGGGAAGGATGGAAATGATTGAAATAACTTTACCTTGGCCACCATCGGTTAATCATTATTGGCGTATGTGGCAAGGACGCATGGTGATTGGGACAAAAGGCCGTGAGTATCGAAAGGCCGTATCCGATCTAGTCATGATCCATAAAGGAACCCGGTCAATAGAGGGCAAGGTCAAGATGACGATTGAGGCATTCAGGCCGGACAACCGCAGGCGTGACCTTGACAACCTCTTGAAGGCGGTCTTGGATGCTTTAGGTAGTGCCGGCGTGTATCACGATGACTCATTGGTAGTGGATCTAAGGATTTATTGGGCACCGGAAATCGGTGGGATGTTGAAGGTGAAGATAGAGGAGAACAAGTGAAGCGAACGCATTGTTGGGCAATCAAGATTAACCGTGGCGGCTTTGTGAATTTTCAGCCGACCCATTATTGGGAAGCCGATCGAACCATGCTCTTCCGCACTCAGAAGCAGGCAAAGGCGTGGTTGGCAAGCAATCGGTTCTGGGCGTTAAAGGGAACCGTGGTCAAGGTAACCGTTATGGTCAAGGAGTACGCCGAATGAGCGACAGAAAAGAGCGCGACCCACATAAGGCGGTTGACTACATCATTGCTAACGCTAAGAAGTTTGCTAAGGCTAAAGCTGAGCGTGTTTACCTTGAGGAGTTTCGTAAGTCATTAAAGGCGATTCTGATGAAGCGAAGCCTTGAGGAGACGATCGGGGCTCAGGAGCGTGAAGCATATGCGAACGAGGAATACAAAAGCCTGCTAGAGGGTCTAAGAGATGCAATTGAGATAGAAGAAAGTTTGCGGTGGGATCTGATTGCAGCTCAGGCTCGAGTGGAGATCTGGCGTAGCGAACAGGCAAACCTGAGGGTGGAGGGCAAAGTCACGCTATGACGCAGCCGGTCATCAAGGAGGGGGATTGGGTCTTGGTATGCGAGACCGGAGAGAAGGGGCAAGTCATCGAAGTATTTGATGAAGGAGAACGCTTCCTCTTAAACATCCCCCAGACCAAAGGATGGCCGTACCCCAAAAGGGTTCATGTGATGATTGAAAAGCTCAGAAAAATAAAAGCACCAAAGTTAGAGCCGTTATGGAAACAGGAAAGTTTATTTTGAGGAGGCCAATATGAAAGACTTAATTGATTTCAAGAAGATTTGGGAGCGGATAGTAAACCAATGGAAGGAATCGTTTGGATGGTTTTTGGTAGTGGGGCTTGCGTTTGTTTTTGGGATGGCATGGCAGACAAAACAGATCACGGATGATTGCAAGATTATTGGATCGTTTAGGGATGCAACGCAGGCGTATTCATGTCAAGTACGAGTTCGATAGGAGAAGCCATGAGCTCAATTGTTCAAGATGTGCCTGATTTAAGCAGTCATGTTGTGTCGCTAAACAGACTAATTATGGAGTTAAACAGGGAAACCCGGCAGACCTATATGCCGAACTACGCCCGAATCATCGATATAGCCTCGCAGATGAAGATGCACGCATCGCTTGTTGAAAACATGATGAAGAGGGAACAGAAATGAAAAAGATTCTAGTTGCGTTACTGATGGTTCCCGCTATGGCTCATGCGGAGTTCGTAAGCGGAAACGACCTTCTCTCACGGCTAAAGAGCAATGAGTACATGGACAAGATGTACGGGCTTGGCTATGTCTTGGGCGTATTCGATGCCGGTCAGCACATTAGACATTGCGCTCCAAATGGCAGCGGTATCAATGCCGGTCAAATTCAAGACATGGTTCAACAGTACCTTGAGCAAAACCCATCGCTACGGAACATGGCCGCCGATCTTTTGGTGACTGACGCAATCCGTCGAGTGTGGCCATGTAAGAGCAAAGGCAAGGGAGCGTAATGGCAAGAGGTAAGAGTCAAGTCTATGACATGGTTAAAGAAGCAGGGCTCAAGGTTCTTGGCACCAAGTTCTGCTTTAGTTGTCAGCGCCATCGACCTGTGGAGACCGGCAAGCAGATGCAACGCAAGGGCAGTAGTGTATGGAGATGCGGTGAGTGTGCGAAGCGGATGAATGCTATGGGGTTCAAAAAGAATAAGGAGATCGCAGAATGAAATATGTATTAGCGTTTTGCACGATCGCAACAATTATTTTGCTAGTTATGCACCGCATGGATCAGCGGTATGCGGAGGGGTTTGCTGCCGGTCAGAAAGTGGTTCTGAGCACTCAGCCGCCATCAGAAGCTCTTGAGGTTGCCTGCGTGTCATTGTGGGCAGGCAGTCAGAATAAGAAGTATGTGGACAAGGAATTCAACGCTAAATGAAATATCTCTCTGTCTGCAGCGGGATTGAGGCGGCCACATCTGCTTGGCACCACATGGGTTGGGAGCCTGTGGCCTTCTCAGAGATTGAGCCCTTCCCATCCGCGGTGCTGAAGCACCACTACCCCAATGTCCCGAATGTCGGGGATATGACCAAATTTAAGGAGTGGAATCTTGGAACAATTGACCTTCTTGTCGGAGGAACCCCCTGTCAATCCTTCTCTGTCGCCGGACTCAGAAAAGGATTGGACGACCCGCGTGGTAACCTCATGCTTACCTTTGGTGCCATTGCTCGCCACTTCTCTCCCCGTTGGTTGGTTTGGGAAAATGTCCCTGGGGTCTTGTCGTCTAACGGAGGACGGGACTTTGGTACCTTCCTCGGAATGTTGGGAGAACTCGGGTATGGGTTCGCCTACAGAGTTCTTGACGCTCAGTACTTCGG